AGTTAATCCATACCAAGGAAATCACTTATGATGAAGCAGTGAGAAGATACCATGCAGGTGATTACACAATGAGAGTGCCACCTGTATGCACTGCAAACTGGGATGATAACTCTTGGATTAAATGGATATTTCCTAACATAAAAAAGGAGCAAGATGAGACTTGAATATGAGCAAGAATGGCAAACCAAGGCAAGAGGAACTAATGAGGATGAATATGACATCTATCTTGCCTTTGCAGATGATGGAACTGGACATGAAATCATGACAGGTGAGCCGTTAAAAACCTATGAAGAATGGTTAGGTGATGTTCTATAAGCACTACGAATGCAATCAATGCAGTCGTAGAACGGTCAGAAAAGACCGTATCTGCCAGGAATGCACTGATTACAATGAAAGGTCACATGAAAAGCAGAATTCATGTAAATCAGCACAATGTTAGGCATAACAAAAAGCATGGGACTGATTTACCACCGATCACAGTGAAATCATACAAGCAGAATATTAAATGTTCTGAAGTAGCTTTCACATGTGGAAGGGTTGTGTATCAACCCGATAAACCTCTGTCTTGTGGTGCAACATTATGGATAGAGACAGATCAACCTGTAACGATATTGAGGTAATATGAAAATACATAGCACTGAATTTGTAGGTCGTGACATGACCATGAAGTTTCAACCTAAGACGGTCTATGGACAAACCTTGATGTATCCGATCAATACACGTGCAAAGGCATTATGTGCTTTGATGGGGGTCAAGTCATTGTCTAATGCAAAAGCTAAAGAGATCCATGAAAACGTTTTTCCATTGACGTTTGAAACCGAAAAGCAATGGTATGAACATGCAGCATGAAGAATATTGGGATGCTAATGAAAAAGCAGCATTCTACAAATCTCTAGGAAAAGTTAGAAATCTTAGAAAAGATAGAATAACCCTTAGTGCCTGTCAAAGTGACATTCTACTTTTACGTAAAATATCACATGATCTTGAAGCACTATGCGTTTCAACGGCATGGGAACAAGTTGATCATATTCAAGGTCACATTGATGAACTAATATCAGATCTTATAGACGTTCAAGAGGACATAACAGAGGATGAGTAAATCCAAAGGTATACTAAACAGAGGGTCTTTAGTCCACAAAGATAAGACTAAATACTCAAGAAAGGATAAACACGATGTTTTACCTTGTGATGATATTCCTGACACTGCTGATAAGCATAGCAATCGGGATGATATACTTGACACTAAACTACCACATCAAGATTGAATTGACTCAGAAAGATTGTGTGTGGTGTGGTGAAATTGATTCTTGACAAATGCTCTCACATGTAGCATAATACCAAACATGAACATATTCTATCTTAATCGTGACCCTGTACAGTGTGCCAAAGATCACTGTGACAAGCATTGTGTCAAAATGCTTCTTGAGTATGCTCAACTCATGAGTACTGCTCACAGGGTCCATGACAACAATGATGATGTATACCAGATTGCTCATCTTAACCATCCAAGCACAATCTGGACACGTGAATCATTGGCTCATTACCAATGGTTATTTCAGCTATGGCATCATCTCAATGTAGAATATACAGCACGCTATGACAAAGTACATGCCAGTGCTGTCAAGTTATACAAGACTCTTATGAATCCACCTGTCAACATTCCTGACAACGGATTCAAAGATCCACCGTTATGTATGCCTGATCAGTACAAGCAGGATGATGCGGTGGAAGCATACCGTGATCTGTATCGTTATGATAAGTCACGGTTTGCAGTATGGGCATACAGTGATATGCCTGATTGGTACAATCTATAACCCTCACATGTAGGATATTATCATGGGAGAATCTAATTACCGTCTGCATAATCCGCAATGCCGTGAGATCATGCAGGGTTCGGTTGATGGTATGATGCAAGGGTATGCTCTTGTGTCTGCATCAATTCGAGAAAGAACCGACAAGCTATGCGGTATTATGGATGATTACCGCAAGCACGGTTTCCAGATGAAAGCTATCCAGAAATGGGAAGGCAAGTCAAAGGGAGCCAAGTATGTCTATGAGAATCGTTATGAGTTATATAACGAGTCCATGAAACTCATCAAAAGTAAAAAGAAGAATGCCAAGGCTGACTTCGTTTTAAGATGGGTACAAGTCCCAGGATTGGGACCAGTGAAAGCCTCATTTGTGGCACAACTAATGGCAGGATGGGTTGGATGCATTGATGTCCATAACATCCGCAAATATCTGCCAGATGAAGACCCAAAGAAAGGGACTCCATCCAGGTGGCAGTGTGCAGGACTCTCGCTTGAGACTCAACGCAAGAAAGTCGTTGATTATATCGAGTTCTGTGAACGTGTAGGTGGTCCAAAAGTCTTGTGGGATCAATGGTGCAATGCAAGACCCTTGGAGATGCCCAAACTCATTGATGGTGAACATCTGTCAGGTCTTCATCCTCAATGGTTAACTGCGTAGAAATTCATCTACGTGTAATAAAACCCTTGACATAGGATAATCTATGCAATATATTAATCAAATCAGTGCAGACAACCGTAATGCACGTAGCATGTTAATGATTGTTCAACATGCTCAACGTGGTAATTGGATCAACTATAAAGGCCGACAAGGACGGTACATTGGAAAAGACCATACTGGGTGGCATCACATCGTCTGGAAGGATCAGTGCTTTGATGCCATTGACATGTCAAAGCAAGTGTCTGAAGCGACACAGAACTTGATTCAACTCATTGAAAGGAACAAGTAATGCCTAGTGTAGAATTCGTCTTTGACGGTAAGGACAAGCCAGTTTCCATGTCCTTGAAAAAAGCAGCGGATCTTGTTGAAGACCGTGAGAAGTTCAAGAGTTTCCTAAAAACCAATATCAAGAAAGGAAAAGCCAATGCCAGTGAGCCTAGTGAAATGGACAGATCAGACTCGGAATGATCACATGCCTCATGCACATAAAAATGTGTCACGTGAGGTAATGTATTATAGCGAGTCTCGCAAAGAATGGATGAGCCTGGATGATATGAACATTGAGCATATCAAGAATCTACTCATCAAAGTGTTGGCAAAGGACTACAACGGACGTTTTCGTGTGGTTACTTCTGAAACCACTCGCAATGTAGATGAATATGCAATCTCAGGACACGTTCAGTAGTTTGTTTGAGAGGTTAGATGATGAGTCCAAGACTCGTCTTGCCTCTCATTTCTTTAATCTCATGCAGATCTTTGTAGGCCAGACCCACGCTATCTTGAATGATCAGGATCTGACTGCACTGCAAGCATACAAGTTTATGCAGAAAGAGCTACATGATTTTTTGGAAGCTACACAGGATGTTATAGCTTCTGAGTATGATAACATTGAACCACAGGTGTTAAATTGATATGAGAGAGATATTCTTCTACATCGTAGCAATGCTTGTACTTGGGTATTTTCTCTCATTTCAATGGACACGTGTGATTGTAGACATGGAAAGTGGAGAAGATAACTATGTTGTTCAAACTATTCGGGTACGAGATTTATTTCAGTCGTAAACTATGCACCTGTGAGAATAAATTATCTTGCCTATTTTACTCAGATAGGCATAATGAACACAGGTTTTGTATTTTTGGAACTTACATTTTAATCGTGAGGTGAGTTATTCGTTCAATCTCTTATTGACATATTGAATGAGCATTAGAAAGCGAGGCGATTCATATCGAGCAGACTTTACATTCCAAGGTGTAAGACACAGAGCAACCTTCACCACAGAAGCAGATGCTATCTATTGGGAGAAGGACATGCTGTTCAAGTTACGCAACGGAATTGCAGTCACTCTGAAGTCCGAAATATGGACATTGGGTGAGGGTTTCCGCAAGACCTACGAACTTGAGTGGGCTAACACACGTGGAGAAAAGACTCAGCGAATCAATGGTAAGAAACTGATTGAGTATTTTGGAGAGAACACTCTCCTTGATGCTATCACATCAGAAAAGGTTGCTGACTTCATGATGGAGTGTAAGGTCAAAGGTAACAGCAACGCTACCATCAATCGTAAGTTCTCATGTCTGTCTAAGATCTTTAGTACGGCACGTACTTACAACAAGTGCAACCAAGTACCTAGCATGACATGGCAGGACGAACCACCTACTAAAATAAGGTGGCTGACATGGGAAGAAGAGGACCAGTTACTTCAGTATTTTATTGAAAAGCCTGAAATGCAGGATCTTATCATGTTAGGATGTGACACTGGTATGAGAGTAAGTGAGATGTTTAGTGTACCATTTACAGATTACCAGGATGGTTTTGTCAGAATATGGGTGAATAAATCTGACAAGCCAAGGTCCGTTCCTCTAACACCTAGAGTCCTTGAGATGATAGGTAGAAGACAAATGATGGACCCATACTCAGAAACACCATTTAGTATCTCGTATAACTGGGCAAGAAAAGTTATGAAAAGAGCATCAGAAGAGTTGGGTTTTTACGATGTTACTATTCATACTTTACGTCACACTTTTGCATCACGTTTGGTGCAAGGAGGAAGACCTATATACAACGTGCAAATGTTGATGGGACACAAGACTCCAGGTATGACTCAGAGGTACGCTCACTTGTCTCCAAATCACGGTACAGAAGATATAAATGTACTGACCTTGCGTGGGACAGATTTGGGACAGATAGGACAGATTTGGGACAGAAGGACAAACCAGACTACCTAGCACCTGACCATCAGCTAGACGTAATCCTGAAGGCTTTAAAGCTACTTGAGTACGACTTAGCAGGTGTGCAGAAGATGATTAAAACGTGGCAAGAGGATGGCTACGGAGACTACAAAACTAAAGGTTCTAACCAAGCAGACAAAGACAGACCATTTGTATGACACTTGAAGAACAGCAACTAAGCCTTGAAGAAGGCATGGTAAACTACGGAATTGAGAAGTACAGAAAGCAGGTAAGAGAAGCTCAACAAAAGGGTACAGAGAGTACATCTTTACACGGCATTATGCTCATGAAACACAGTGTAGATGCAGTGGAAAAGAAACTACAGAAATTTCTGAAAGATAGTTTATCTGGAGAGGTAGGAAAGAAACATCATGTAGCAGCTTTTCTTCTACATATTGATACAGATGTAGCTTCTTACATTGCACTTAAAATTACAGTTGATGGTATAAGTTATAAGCAACCATTCACTGCATTAGCAGGTAAAATAGGACAGGCTATAGAGGATCAAGTTAAGTTCAATATATGGCAAGATCACGACAGAAAAACATTCCAATATCTGAAGGAAAAGTTATCTAAACGTACTTCTTCAAGACACTTCAAAAGATATGGTCTTGTAAGACAGTGTAAATCTAACATTGAAGTGGAGAACTTAGAATTTTGGTCAGCTAAAGAAAGAATTCATGTTGGATCTAAATTACTTGACATAGTTCTTCTAGCTACTGGACTTATAAGAATTCAAGTGATGGTACATGGAACTAAGAGAAGAGAACTTCAGGTATTACCTACATCTAAAGCATTAGATTGGATACAAGCGGTAAATGTAAAAGGAGAAGTTCTTGGTCCTGCATATAAGCCTATGATTATTCCACCTAAAGATTGGATAGATTTTAACAGTGGTGGATACCTGACAAAACGAGTTCCTTTTGTAAAGGTCAGGAATCAAAGCGTGATGGATGACCTCCAAAAACTTAACTACGACATGGAGTACGAGTGTGTCAACTCACTACAGAAAACTAAATGGAAAATAAATAAACCAGTACTAGAAACCCAATTAAAAGCCTGGGAATCTAGCATTGAACTTGGATCACTCCCAAGCAGAGATGCTATTGATATTCCTCCTTCTCCTGTACCTCCAGATCTCAAGAAAAGGGATATGGATACCCAAACTTTTGAAAACTTTATAAGGTGGAAAATAACAGCATCAGAAATATATTCTGAGAATGTACGAAGGACCAGTAAAGTTTTACAGTTTTTGAGGACTATAAAAATAGCTGAAGAGTACAAAAAGTATAAACAGTTTTACTTCCCGCATAATGCAGATTTTAGAGGTCGAAAGTACACAATACCTGCATTCCTGACACCGCAAGGGCCAGAATACAGTAAAGCATTACTGACCTTTGCAGAAGGTAAACCTATAGACACTCAAGAACAGGAAGATTGGCTTGCTATACACGGTGCAAACTGTGCAGGAGTGGATAAAGTATCCTTCTACGATAGGATTAAGTTCATACGTGACAACACAGATGCAATCATTCAGTCAGCCCATAATGGACTTGACTGTGACTTCTGGCAAAAGATGGATGATCCTTGGTTGTTCTACGCATTCTGCCATGAGTGGGCTGAGTACAAAAGACATGGTAAAGGGTACAAGTCATGTCTTCCTATTGCTTTGGATGGATCTAACAATGGATTACAGCATTATAGTGCTATGCTACGTTGTCAAATAGGAGGAAAAGCCACGAATCTTACTGTAGAGGACGTTCCACAGGATATTTATCAGGACGTTGCAGACTATACTTTAAATCAGGTTAAAGATTTAGCATCACAAAATGATGAAATGGCAAGACAGTGGTTGGAAACTGGTTTTATAACCAGAAAAATGACAAAACGACCTGTTATGGTAGTTCCATACGGAGGAACATTATTTAGCTGTCGTAATTACATAGAAGATTATGTAAGGGATATGTTTTACAAGGGACATAAAAACCCTTGGGAGGGACAGCAATTACATGTACCTATAAATTGGATTTCAACAATAGTGTGGGATGCTATCAACCATGTGGTAATTTCAGCTAGAGAAGCTATGACCTGGATCAGAAATGTAGCTAGAGAACTATCTATACGACATATTCCTTTAGTTTGGAAAACACCTACTGATTTTGTGGTGTATCAACAGTATCCAAACATAAAAAGGCATAGAATAAAGACTACTATAGACGGAAACTTAATTAGACCTACATTACATACAGAAGAACCAAAGTCTATAGATCGTAATCGTGCTGTAAATGGATCAGCCCCAAATTTTGTACATGCTTTAGATGCTTCTGCTTTGACAAATACCGTCTACATGTGCAATAATGACGGAATTGATGCATATTGCATGATCCATGACTCCTATGGAACCCATGCAACCAACACTCCGATACTCGCAAAACGCTTGAGAGAGGCATTTGTAAATCTCTACAAGCAGTACGATGTATTGGAGGATTTTCGCCAATCGGCCCTTGAGGTATTAGATGAAGTTCCAGATCCCCCAAAGAAGGGAGATTTGGATCTTGATCAAATTATGGAGTCTAAGTATTTTTTCGCATAAATTCAATCACTTGTGAGATAATACCATGAAAGGGCCATTCTAGATCAAAACTATGTCGAACCTAATTAAAACAGTTAAACGGTTGATACTCGAAGATCAACCTATCCCAGTTGACGTTGAAGCCAGACTCCATGAGTACGGAATAGACGTTGACTATTTAATCAACCATTTCTCAAGGAAGATATGGCAGTAACAAGAGAGGTATCCCCGAAAGGGATTGGGAGGTTTGTGATGATTGACAAACCATCAACCAAGTTTAAGGAAGATGGTGAGTACATTGTCAAACTTGCACTCCCTGCTTCGTCAAAAGCAGCTAAAGCATTCATGAAGAAGATTGATGGCTGGCTTGATGAGTGTTGGGAGATGCATGAGTCCAAACGTAAAGCACAACCTCCTTATGTTGAAGACGGAGATGAGATTCTCTTTGTCTTTAAACAAAACGGAGTCTTTCGTTCCAAGAAAGACAACTCAGAAAGAAAGGTCACTATCAATGTGGTCGATTCTAAGTTGAATCCTATCAAGGTGAATGTTGGATCAGGAAGCGAACTCAAAGTTTCCTTCCGTCCTAGTCTTTATAAATCACCAGGAGGTGATGGAGTGAAAATGTACATGGATGCAGTGCAAGTGCTTAACTTGGTGGAGTATGTACCGACATCTGAACTTGGGTTCTCAGAAGAGGAAGGTTTTGAAGCCTCAGAAGACGAAACAAGTGACGGATTCAAAGCAGAAGAAGGGTACGAAGCAGACACAGAAGACGAAGAAGACTTCTGAGAATAAGTACCGTTCAAAACTTGAAGAGTCTGTTGCACAGGATTTAGAAAACAAGAAAGTCAGTTATATGTACGAATGGGATTGGATCGATTACACAGTCACACGTAAGTACAAGCCTGACTTTCTGTTACCTAACCAGATCCATGTTGAAGTGAAAGGTTACTTCAGATCTGCTGACCAGAGAAAGCACAGAGCAATTAAGAAACAGCATCCTCAGATCGATCTAAGGTTTGTGTTTCAGAATGTGAACTCAAGGGTGCAAGGTAGTCAAATGACATGTGCCGAATGGTGCAACAAATACGGCTTCCTGTACGCAGAAGGAGTTATTCCTAAACAATGGATCAAAGAGAGAAAAAAACAATTAAGAGAAAGGAATGCACGACAGAATGTTACAAGAAGAAAGAGATGATGAAAACAATGGTACTGATGAGGACATGGAAGTGAGATCCACAGTACAAGAAGAAAAATATGAGGACGACACTGATTACACAGAACGCTTCACTCTGAGAATGGAAGCAGGATGGAATCCTATGGGTGAACGTCTGTGGAGAGGTGCTCATGATTGGGACCGCACAGTTGAGATGAAGTTCGAGGGAGAGTATCTGGGTGAGATCCTTGACCAGTTCAAGACCTTCATGAAGGCATGTGGTTTCAGCTATGTAACGAAGCTGACTGCAACCTCGATCAGCGGTGAAGAGTACGAGTCAGAAGAAGACATGTAATGGAAGAGGAATCTAGGTGTGTGGATCACGTTCCCTGCCCTGCTTGTGGGTCTAAGGACAATCTTGCGTTATATGATGACGGTCATGCTTGGTGTTTCACTCCTGGCTGTGGCTATCGCATTTCAAAACATAATTCACAGGATGATAAGGTGGAATTTGTAGATGGTGTGTGTGAGGAACTCAGAAAGCGTAAGATACGTTCTGAGACAGTGGAAAAGTGGAGCTATGAGACAGGTACTTTCAAGGGCAAGAAAGTTCAGATTGCCAATTACAAGAGTGCAGGTCGAGTGGTTGCACAGAAACTTAGATTCCCTAATAAAGACTTTCTCTTCATAGGAGACATAAAGAACGCTGGCCTGTACGGTCAGCACCTATGGAGAGATGGTGGTAAAATGGTCACAGTGGTAGAGGGTGAGGTGGATGCACTCTCATTATCACAAGCGTTAGGAAATAAATGGCCTGTAGTAAGTATTCCTAACGGTGCTGCTGGAGCACGTAGAGCACTGGCACGTGAACTTGAGTGGCTCGAAAAGTTCGAGACTGTAGTACTCATGTTTGATCAAGACGAAGCAGGTGCAAAGGCAGTAGAAGAATCGGTTCCTTTATTCTCTCCTGGTAAAGTCAAGGTTGCCTCGCTACCTCTGAAAGATCCCTCAGAGATGCTCATGGAAGGAAGACAAGAGGAGTTAGTCAACTCCATCTGGGATGCAAAAGTTCATCGCCCAGACGGTATTATTGATGGTAAAGATCTCTGGAATCTTGTGGCGACACAGGAAACCGCAGAATCAGCACCGTATCCTTTTGCTTCCTTGAACTCCATGACACAAGGCATAAGAAAGGGAGAGATTGTGACTCTCACGGCAGGTTCTGGTGTAGGAAAATCTCAGGTCTGTCGTGAGATAGCAAATCATCTTCTTCTCATGGGTCACAAGGTCGGCTACCTTGCACTTGAGGAGAACAACAGAAGGACTGCACTTGGATTCATAGGTCTGTATCTCAACAAGCCAATACATTTACAAAATGTTGATGTGGAGGATGAGGATCTCAAGCAGGGATTTGATCAGACACTAGGAACAGGAAACATCTTTCTGTATGACCATTGGGGCAGTGTAGATCCTGATAATCTAATCAGCAAACTACGGTACATGGTGAAAGGTCTGGGATGTGAGTACATAGTCCTTGACCACATCAGCATCG